CAAGGAGCAATTACCTAAAGAAATCGAAGAGGTTCTCACTAATGAAAGTGTAGAAGCTATTGAGTCAGCATTCAAAGAGAAGCTTGAGCTTTCTGTTGAGGCTGCACTTACACAGCAAGACGAAATGTATGCAGAGAAGCTTGAAGAGCTTGTCGAAAGCATTGATAAAGATCACTCCAATAAAATGGAGCAGGTTGTCGAAGCTGTTGATACAAACAACGCAAAGAAGTTACAACAGATCGTCAATAAGTACGAGACTGAGCTTAACGAAGGCGCTGTTGAATTTAAAGAGACTCTTGTTGAGTCTATTTCAACTTACATCGAAGAATATATTGATGATGCAATCCCAACTGATGCTATCTTAGAAGCTACTCAGAACAAGGAAGCTTACAATGTACTTGCTAATCTTCGCAACACACTTGCTGTTGACACTTCCATCATGGCTGAAGGTGTTAAAGAAGCAATCGTTGAAGGTAAGAATGAAATCGATGAGCTTAAAGCTGAAATCGCTGAACTTAAAGCTAATAACGTAACACTTACCGAAAGCTACAATGACGCTAAGAGCGCTGCTTTCCTTGAGAGCCGTTGTGCTAAGTTTAACGATAAGAAGTCTGCTTATCTTAAGAAAGTTTTAAATGATAAGTCTCCAAGATTTATCGAAGAGAATTTCGAATATACTGCTCGTCTCTTTGACCGCAAGGAACAAGAGCAACTTGAAGTTATTCGTGAGGAAGCAATCAGCAATCGCACTGTGAAGGCTGATGCTCCAAAACCAGTTGTTGTGGAAAAAGTTGAAACTGAGTCTGCCGGTAATCCATATTTAGATGGATTGAATAAGATGAAGTAATACTTTTTGTATATACAATGAGGTGCTAGTCACCTGAGTTACTTGGGCTTGACCCATGAAGGTTGAAGAAAAACAAAAATAAAACTAAAATATATTATGAATAAACCACAATCATTTATTGATAAAGATCGTGCTGATGCTCTCTTGGAAAAGTGGGCTCCAGTACTTGACTACACATCTGATAGCGTTGCAGCTATCGAAGATGCTCACACCCGCCTTAATACAGCGGTACTCTTGGAGAACCAAGAGAAATGGTGCCTCGAGGAGAGCAACACAGCTGGCCCTGGTGGCGCGCTTGGTGCTGCTGCTGGTGGCAATTTCGCCCCTAACGCTTCTAACTCCAGTGATAGCTACGCTTCTGGTGATCAGCGCCTTCCTAAGGTTCTTATCCCAATGATCCGTCGTACATTCCCTGAGCTCATCACTAACGACATCGTTGGTGTTCAGCCAATGAGTGGTCCTGTTGGTCTTGCATTCGCTTTGCGTTATGCTTACCAGTCTCAGGAGCTTGGTTCTGGTATTGACGGTTCTTCCGCTAATACTGGTAACGGTGGTCACAAAGGCGGTTATGCAGGTACAGCAGCTAATGCTGAGCTTGGTTACCAGCTTCTTGACACTCGTTTCACAGGTGCTTCTAGTGATGACCTCACTGGTGCAGCTGGTTACTGGGAATTCTCTGATCAGGACAAAGGTGTTGCTAACATCCTTTCTGCTTTCGAGATCACAGGTAACATTCCACAGGTTGAAGTTAAGTTCGAAAAGACAGCTGTTGAAGCTGGTACTCGCCGTCTTGGTGCTCGTTGGAGCGTTGAGCTTGAGCAAGACCTTAAGAACATGAACGGTATCGACGTTGATGCTGAGATCACAAATGCTATGTCATATGAGATCCAAGCTGAGATCGACCGTGAGATGCTTATGCGCATGATCCAATCTGCACTCGGTGCTGGCTTTGGTCCTGGTTTCTCCGTATGGAGCCCGGCTTCTGCTGACGGCCGTTGGTTGGTTGAGCGTAACCGTGATTTCTACCAGCGCTTGATCGTTGAAGCTAACCGCATTGCTGTACGTAACCGTCGTGGTGCTGCTAACTTCATCGTAGCTACTCCACGTGTATGTGCTATCCTCGAGATGCTCCCTGAATTCCAGTGGGTACCTGTTGCAGGTGACATCAATACACAGCCAGTAGGTATTGCTAAGGTTGGTTCACTTGGTGGTCGTTTCAACGTTTACCGTGACACACGCACTGAAGTACAGAATGGTAACTTCGGTCAGTCCGGTAAGTACACTGGTGGCGACACTGGTATTGAGTACGCACTTCTCGGTTATAAGGGTCCTGAGTTCTA